CATCACCACCGGCAACCAGCTGGTTGAATGGCAGGCAACCCAACTCGCCCGAGGATATGCGACCTTTGGTGCAGTCCCTACGACCGTCATCGACGGCAAGGGCCGCCTGGTGCTGCTCTATGAGCGCGCGATCGGCAGCTATGCGAAGGCCGAACTGGTCGAGGGGTACCGCGACGTCGATCTGACCGGCGCGGGTCAGCGTAAGGTGGAAGACGCGGAGCCGTCGATCGGTGAGCTGCGCCGCGACGCCATCCACGCGATCCGCGATATTCTCGGAACCACGCGCACCGACATCGAGCTGATCTGATGGCGGACACGCTCACCGCCATGCAGGGCGACACGCTTGACGAACTGATCTGGCGCGAACGTTCGCTTGGCGCGGCGGACATCAGTCGGGTTCTCGATCTCAATCCCGGCATTGCCGACCTCGGCGCGGTGCTGCCCGTCGGTACCGTCGTCATCGTGCCTGCCAGCTCGACGCCGGCCGCGACGGTGCTTCCCCTCATCCAGCTTTGGGACTGACCGTATGAAGGATCTTCTCCACGACTTCGGGACCTGGCTGTTGGCGTTCGTCGTCAGCCTGATCCCCGCCGGCCTCGGGTCGATCGTCAGCCTGCTGGTCGAGACCGGCCTGACTTGGGGCCAGCGCATCGCGCAGGTCTGGGTCGGCATTGTCGTCAGCTACTTCGTCACCAACGCAGCCGGCGCGCTGTTCGGCATGCACCCGTTTGTGTCGCAGGCGATCGGCTTCCTCGTTGCGATGGTCGCTTTCAAGGGCGCGCCCGGTTTCATCGCCGGCTGCAGCGCCGTCCTCGCCGAACTGCCCGGCAAGCTTAGCGAGCGACTGCTCGCGCTCATCCCGCGAAAGGACCCCAAGTAATGCCCCAGCCTGACAAGGGATCGTCGTCGACGATGAAGCGCAAGACGCTGATCGGCACCATCGGTGCAGCAGCTGCGCTGATCGTCACCCCGTTCGTATCCGGATGGGAGTCGGGCGGCACGCCGCGGCTCGTCGCCTATCAGGACATCGTCAAGGTATGGACGATCTGCGGGGGCGAGACGCTCGGCGTTAAGCCCGGCATGGTCGAGACGGTTGCCGGCTGCGAGTTGCGCGAGGAAGCCGCGCTGATCCGTCACGCCGAGCCGGTTCTCGCCTGTACGCCGACCTTGCGCACCCATCCCAACCAGCTCTCGGCTGCGATCAGCCTCGCCTACAACATCGGCACCGGTGGCTATTGCAAGTCCACCGTCGCGCGGCGCTTCAACGCCAGCGACTGGCGCGGGGCCTGCGACGCCTTCCTGATGTGGAACAAGGCGGGTGGACAGGTTGTGCGCGGCCTCGATCGCCGTCGCCGCGCCGAGCGCGACCTTTGCCTGAAGGAGCTGCCCCGATGATCCGCAACCTGTTTGCCAAGGTGAAAGCCGAGGCATTTTTCCTCGTGCTGCTCGCCGTCGCGGCGGTCGGCGCATGGCTGTACGTCCAGTACCGCCAGGTCACCGCCGACCGGGATGATCTGCAGCACCGTGCAGAGCTGATCTGCGCCGGCTCGGGTGCCGACTTCGCCGCGATCGGCAAGACGGCGCGAGGGGTCCGCTGCGCGCAGACGGTCGCCGGGCTCGTCAAATTCAAGGGCGATAGCGACCAGCTCGCCGCGGCGACGCTCGCCCAGGCGATGGCCGATCACGACGCACGACAGAACGACGACACCCGCGCCGCGCGCGCTGCCGCTGAGGCGGCAAGCTCGGCTGCACAACGAATGGAGATGGCAGATGCACAAGCGGAACGGACGAACCTTGTCGATAGCGATTGGTTTCGCGCTGTTAACGGCGTTGCCGGCCTGCGCGCGGCACGCTGAGGCCCCGCCCGCCGCCGTCTCGACGCCGATCGTCGTCAAGGTGAAGGACACGCCGCCTGCCGAGCTGTTGCGTTGCGCTGGCCGCCCCGAGGGCCTGCCCGAGGATCCGGCACTGATCGCGCAGATCCCGACGAGGATCCGCGCCGGAATCATCCGGCTCGCACGATCCTTCGCCGCCAACGCCGATCACCTCGATCGTCTCATCAACTGGAACACGCCAGCCGCGTGCCCGTCGCCCAAGGGATAAGACATTGGTCGGTACCCGCTACGTCGTCACTGAATACGCCGACCTCGGCTCACCCCGCGCGCCGGTGTCGTCGCAGATCCGTCCAGTCGCGAAACTGGCGACCATCCGCGCAACGGCCACCGGTGTCGTTTTCACCCTGTCCCGCCTGCTTGGTAGCGCCAGCCAGTTGGCACTCGTCAACGGCACGAATGCAAACCTATCGCTCGACGCCGCGTCTGGCGCAATCAGCGCTACAGCGGCGCTGGGCGACGGTGTCACGCAAAGGGCGCTCGTCAGGGAAAATGATGGCGAAGTCGCTATCGAATATCCCGTCACGCTGATCGGCGCTGCGTCCGTCATCGTGCCGGTTCCTACCCCTTCCGTCTCGATCTCTGCCGCGCAGAGCAAGAGCGAAGGCAACAGCGGCGGGACCACCTATGTTTACACGGTGACACGCTCCGCGGCGGTTGGCGCGGTCGCTGTCCCTTGGCAATTCGCGGCGGGGACTACCTCGGCGGACGATTTCACCGGGGGCGTTTACCCGGCTGGCGGCACGGTGGCGCTCGCCGATGGGGCCGCAGCAAGCAGCTTCACGGTCAGTGTCAGCGGGGACACGACGGTGGAGCCAGACGAGACGTTCACCGTCTCGATCTCCGCCCCGGCCGGATACGGCAACGGTGCCGCCATGAGTGCGATCGGCACGATCCTCAATGACGATACGGCCACCCCGACACCGACGCCCACGCTGGCGTTGGCTTTCAGCAATCTTGAACCGCTTCAGTTTTCGGACGGTGCCTATTTGGAGTTGGCAGCATGACCATTCTTTCGCAGATGAACGACGCACAAAAGCTGGAGCTGGCGGCAGCTAACTCGGGGGCCGCTCTCGTGCCGGTGCAGGTCGCATCGGCTCTTGTCGGTTCGCTGGGCAATGGCCCGGGCACGATGGTTCCAAACGCGGCCGGCATGGATTCGGCGCGCCTGGAATTCGGTCTCGCTTGGCTGTTCCGCTGGCTCAACGGCTTGAAGGCCGGCACGGCAATGACGGTCGGTATGATCGGCGACAGCAACACCGAAAGCTATCGCGGTCCCATCCTGCAGGCCTTGCTTGCCCAGCTGCCGAACGTCACCGTCGTCAACTACGGGGTCGGCAACACCACCCTCAAGCAGTTCGTCAACAAGACCGGACCCTATGCATCGAATGGCAAGGCGCTCGATGCCGTCATCGCAGCCGGCCATGATCTCATTATCAGCAACTGGGACGGCACGAACACGCCCGCGATCGACGCTGGCGGTTCGCCGCAATCCTTCGCGGCGGATCTTGATGCGATGATGACCGCTATCCGCGGCTCTGCAAACGGATCGCCGGGGCGTTGCGCCGTCGTGCTGTGCACGTCCTCGGCGCAGGCGGACGGCACCGTCAACGCCGGCACGACGTGGAAGCGCGACATGCTGTTCAAGGCATATTCCCGCCCGATCGTCGCCGCAGCAGCCAAGGCATATAGCTGCGCATTCTTCGACCTGGGGGCGCGGCTTCCCGAGGCGACCGTCGATTTTGCAGCGGGCAGTGTCGGCGTGAACACGTGGCTGACGGATAACCGTCTCCACCCCATCAACGCGCACAACGACATTCTCGCACAGATCTTGTTCGAGTACCTCGTTCCGTCGGTCTACCGAAATGCGAGCGTGCGTCGCGATGTCACGCCGGGCACCAGCGGCTTTACGCAGCCCGGATCGGTCGCGCCGGGTAACCTCGAAAATATGTCGACGAAGCGTATTGCGAGCCACATCTACCTCGAGGGGCGGCTAAACCATGCGGGATTGTCGATCGCACAGGGCCAGTTCCTCTTCGCGATCAACTCGACGCACAAGCCCCGCATTCAAGTCTGGAACGCGACGATCCAGCTTTTCGACGGGGCGACGCAGCCGATGACGCCGCTGCGCGTCAACATTCAGGCGGACGGCCAAGTGCTCGCCGCCGAAGCCTTCTCGACGTTCAGCGTGAAGAGCGTGCGGATGCGCGCCGACTGGGAATGTGTCGGATACTAACCGTCAGACGTGCCGCCCCGACCAGCAGTTCGTACACTCTGTCTGGTCGGGGAGCGCCGTCTCACCGCAGAAATGACACATTCCGCCATGTCTGAAATGCGTTCGGGCGTGCTGGGCAAGCGGAGGCAGAGGGTCGATCTGCCGGAGTAGCTTTAGCGCCGATCGCCAAATTGCCGCTAACCAATTGAACACTGTCCCGCCCCCGCGATTACTGCGCATTTCAGCGCCGTCTGCCACGCCTTCGCAAGACGCCACCGGGTTTGCAACAAAGAACACAATGACGTCGGTCAAGAGGATTGCGCAGTGAAGAAGCCGGATAGTTTACGAGAAATGCTGCAGAGGTTCGTCCCCGCGCTCGCGGCCGATCCGTCAAAATTGTCGCTGTTCGTCGACAAGGGGCGGATCGCTGCTCGGGCGGGATCCTTAAATCTCGAATATCGCTATACCGTCAATGTCGTCGTGCAGGATTATGCCGGCGACCCGGACGACCTTATGGTGCCGGTTCTCGCTTGGATCGGACAGCACCAGCCCGAGCTGTTGCATCGCGCCGACCAGGAGCCGTTCCGCTTCGAGTCCGAACTCCTCGACGCCGATACGGCCGACGTTTCGATTTACATCGACCTGGACGAAGCCGTGCGTGTCACTGCCAAAGATGGTGGTGGTTTCACGGCAGAGCGCATCGCGCCAGAGAGTGAGCCGGATAGCTTCGGCATCGGTTGCGTGCCCCTGTGGCAGTTGTTCCTGGATGACCAGGTCGTGGCCCAAACCAGTGATCCCCGCTTCGTGGACAATCTATGAGCGACGGCTTCGCAGAGATCGAGGCAATTGCGGGGGCGCTGCTGCGCCAGCTCGCGCCGGCCGCACGCCGATCATTGTTGCGGCGGATGGCACGCGACGTCCAGAAAACGCAGTCCGCACGCATCGGCCGCCAGCAGTCACCGGATGGCCAGCGTTATGAATCGCGACGCCCCAAGAAGGCCGCCAAGCCCGGTAATTTCGCGGTTCACTTCCTCTACCCGAAAGGCGCGACCGAACCCCGCGCCGTCTTGATGAAGAGCTGGGTCCGACAAGGACCGCTCATCACCGGCTTTGACGTAGAAGCTGGCGGCATCCGAAGCTTTTTCTGGGATAAGGTCGACCGGTGGCTGCCGGTCGAGCAAACGCAACAGAACGCCAGCGCTGGCAAGTATCGCCGGCAGGGCACGATCAAACAGCGCGCGATGTTTCGCAAGCTGCGCAACGGTCGCAACCTGCGTGCCGGTGCAACTGACAGCGAGGCGTGGATTGGCTTCACTGGCAGGGCGGCCGAGATCGCTGCGGTCCATCAGGAAGGCGGCACGGACCGCCCGTCCGTGAAGTCTAAGCCGGTGCGATACGCGCAACGCAAGTTGCTAGGTCTCACCGAGGTCGAGCGTTCCCGCGCCCTCGACCTCCTCCTCGAAACGGTCAGCGCGGCCTTGTAGAAACCCTTTCTACAAGGCGCGGTACTGGCCTCCGTCGCACACGTCGCCACGACGTGATCTATGGCCGACAACTTTACCGCCGTTGATCTTTCGCGCCTGCCCGCGCCCTCGGTAGTCGAGGTGTTGGATTTCGACACGATCTTCAACGCCATGCTCGCGCAGTTGCAGGCGCTTCTCCCTGAATTCGACGCAACGATCGAGTCTGATCCGGTGCTGAAGCTGCTGCAGGTTGCGGCCTACCGCGAGATGCTACTGCGCCAGCGCGTGAACGATGCGGCTCGCGGCGTCATGCCGGCATTCGCGGTCGGCGCGGATCTTGATCACATCGCCGCGCTGTTCGGGGTCGCCCGGTTGCTCATCATGCCTGCGGATCTGCTGAACGGTATTGCCGCTGTCTATGAATCCGACACGGATCTACGGCGACGGCTGACGCTCGCGCCCGAGGGCTATTCCGTCGCCGGCCCCGAGGGCGCGTATATCTTCCACGCCTTGTCGGCGGATCCCGACGTCCTGGACGCGAGCGCGACCAGTCCCAGTCCCGGCGAAGTCGTCGTGACGGTGCTTTCGCGTACCGGCGGGGGCGAAGCGCCGGCAGACCTGGTCGACGGGGTCGCTGCCTACCTGTCGGACCAGACCCGCCGGCCGATGACCGACTTCGTCACCGTGCGATCGGCCGCGATCGTGCCGTTCGTGATCGAGGCGGAGATCGTGACCTTCGCCGGGCCCGACGCCGCGATCGTGCTGGCAACCGCGCAGGCGAACCTTGCGGATCTGCTCACCCGCACCCACCGCCTTGGCATCGATGTCACCCGCGCGCGGATCTTTGGTGCGCTCGCCAGCCCCGAGGGCGTGCAGAACGTAAACCTCATCGCGCCTGCGGCCGACATCGTTCTTGATCGCAGCCAGGCGAGCAACTGCACGAAGATCACCGTCCGCCTCGCCGGTATCGGCGAATGACCCTGCTGCCGCCAAATTCTACCCAGCTCGAGCGCGGCATCGAGACGGCAATGGCACGGCTGGGTGATATGCCGGTGCCGATCCGTCAGCTCTACGATCCGGATACCTGCCCAGCCGAACTGTTGGCCTATCTCGCCTGGGGCCTGTCGATCGACACCTGGTCGAGCGATTGGCCCGAAGCGGTGAAGCGCGCACGCGTCCGCAGCGCCATTGCGATTCAGCGGCGCAAGGGTACGGCGTCGTCGGTCCGCGACGTCGTCGAGTCCTTCGGTGGATCCGTTGCCGTCCGCGAATGGTGGCAGATGACGCCACCCGGCGACCCGCACACGTTCAATCTGTTGCTCAACATCACCGACCAGAGCGGCGCGCCCGTCGATGCCGCGTTCGTCGATGCCGTCATCGCCGAGGTCTACCGCACCAAGCCGGTCCGCTCGCACTTCACCTTTAGCCAGGCGCTCAACGGCACCGCAGGCATCGTGCCCGTCGCAGCTGCGCGCCCTGCCGTTTTCGCCCGCCTCACCATGACCGCACCCGCGGCCTGACCCGGAGAGATCATGTCGATCGTTCTACGCATCACCGACGCCGGCCGCGCCGCGCTCGTCAACGCCGCCCGCGACGGCACCAACGCCGTCCGGATCGCATCTGTCGGTGTCACCCCGACCGCGATCGTTGCCGCGGCGAACACCGCCGCGCTGCCGGGCGAGGTCAAGCGGATCGAGACGATCTCGGGTGCCGGCGTCGCGGCCGATGTCATTCATCTGGTCGTGCGAGACGAAACCGCCGATACCTACACCGTGCGCAGCCTTGCGCTGTACCTGACGGATGGCACGCTGTTCGCCTCTTATGGGCAGGCCGCGCCGATCATCGAGAAGTCGGCCGGTGCGCTGCTGCTGCTCGCGATCGACGCCACACTGCTCGACGTCGCCGCCAGCCAGATCACCTTCGGCAACGCCAACTTCCTCAACCCGCCCGCTACCACCACGACGGCCGGCGTGATCGAGCTGGCGACCGATGCCGAAGCGACCGCGCTGGCCGACGCCGTGCGAGCGCTCACCCCGAAGAACATGGCGGCGATTTTTACCGCGGCGAACGTATTGTCGCGCCTGATGTCGGTCGATGGTGCAGGTTCGGGGCTCGACGCCGATTTGCTCGACGGTCGTCAAGGCGCAGAGTTCGCGCTGTGGTCAGGCGGCAACTTCACGGCACCGGTCGGGATCAGTCACTCGGGTGTGGCTGCGGGCTTGCGTATCTCGGACGGCACCACCGGCTATGGGTATATGCAATTCGGCAATGCTTCTGATGTGAACGCTCCGCTCAATTGGTACATGGGTTCGTCCGCCGACGGTGCGTACAGCCTTCACCAAGGACAATTCGGGTTCGGTCAGCTACGGTTGCGCGTCACTCAGACGGCGGTTGCGTTCAACGGGGCACTGATGTGGACCGCTGCCAACGATGGCGCCGGATCTGGCCTCGACGCTGACCTGCTCGACGGTCGCCACGCGACCGATTTCATCCTGCGGGCCGGCGATAACTTCACAGGGCCGGTCGGCATTCGTCACGCTGGGTTGGCCGCAGGGCTGCGCGTCTCGGACGGCACCAACGGTTACGGCTTCATCCAGTTCGGCGAGGCGTCGGATGCCAACGTATCGCTCAACTGGTACATGGGGTCGTCCGCCGACAACGCCTTCAGCCTTTACCAAGGGCAGTTCGGATTCGGTCAGCTACGGTTGCGCGTCACGCCGACGACGGTCGCGTTCAACGGCTCGCTGATGTGGACGACCGCCAACGATGGCGCGGGGTCGGGGCTCGACGCTGATCTGCTCGACGGTCGCCAGGGCGACGAGTTCGCCCTCCTCGCCGGGGCTGCATTTACCGGTCCGATGACGGCACCCTCGGGGTCGATCGGCAGCGTGACCGGCGACGGCAACGGCAACCTGCTCGTCGGCGTTTCCAGCGGCACCGCGCACGTCCTTGCCAAGGGCGGCGCGGAGGGCGCGACACATACCGGCTTTCTCGGTCCGAACGGTTACATCGCCTCGTTCAACGTCGCGAACTCATCGGGCCAGAGCGAAGCCCCGTCGGCCTTCTATATCTCCAAAAACAGCGGCACCGGACGGTCGATCAACGCGGCCGGCACGATCAACGCCAGCGGCGCGGATTATGCCGAGTATATGCAGAAGGCGGACGGCTGCGGCCCGATCGCTGCCGGCGACGTGTGCGGCGTCGACGCGAATGGCGAACTGGTGACGAGCTGGTCGCAGGCGCTGAGCTTCGTCGTGAAGTCGGACCAGCCGGGCTTCGTCGGCAACGACACTTATGGCGCGCATCTGGGCGAACGCCCGACCGAGCCGACCGACGAAACCGCAGACGACTTTGCGTTCGCCTATGACGCGTATGTCGTGGAGCTGGCGGCGTTCGAAGAAGCCCTTGAGGCGGCACGCGCGAACGTCGACCGGATCGCGTTCTGCGGGCAGGTCCCGGTCACGGTCAGTGGTCCGTTTGCGGTCGGCGATTACGCCGTCGCGACCGAGGAGAGCGGCGGGATCAAGGCTGTCGCCATACCGTCCGCCAAGATCACGTTCGCCCAGTATCGCAAGCGTCTCGGCAAGGTCTGGGCGGTGCGTGACGGGCGCGCGTGGATCGATGTTCAGCACGGCTGACGCCCCGCATTTGTAGCCTCTCTACAGTAAGGATCCAGAATTATGCTTATCACGATCGGCGAACATGACCCCGCAACGCGCACCGTCGATGTCACATTCATGGGCGGCGACATCGTTCATCGGCGCGCGGTGAACGCGTGCTATGACAAGGCTGGAACCTATGACCCGGCCGCGACCGCTGAGCGCGTCGACGAGGTCGGCCGTGGCGTTGCAGTCAAGATCGGGCTTGGGGTGCTCGCTACCCCGACCGACGAGGCGACCGACGTCGACGGCTAACCGCTTCACCGATCATAGCGAACGATACCGGCTCGCCTTGTAGAAACCCGTTCTACAAGGCGAGCCTCGCGCTATCCGCGCCACGGGGCGGCAATGTCGCGCCTCATGAACGAACTGCCAGATCCGCGCCGTGTTATCGGCAACATCATCCAGATCGGCACGATCGAGTCCGTCGATCGTGCCGATGCGACGTGCCGCGTCCGCGTGGGCGAAACCGTCACCGGCGATATCTGCTGGGTCGTCCAGCGCGCCGGCAAGACGCGGACCTGGTCGCCGCCAACGATCGGTGAACAGTGCATCCTGCTATGCCCCGAAGGCGACACCGACAACGGGCTCGCCGTCCTCGGGTTGTTCTCCGACGCCAACCCCGCGCCATCGACCGAAGACATCGACCTTATCCGGTTCGATGATGGCGCAATCGTTTCCTATGACGCCGCGGCGCACCTTCTGGTCGCGCAGCTGCCTGCCGGCGGGAAAGTCCAGATCGACGCGCCTGGTGGTGTGACGATTACAGGTCCGGTCAAGATCACCGGCCTGGTCACGATCAGCGGCGACGTCGACATCGACGGCAAAGCTACCGCCAGCGATGACGTGGTCGGTGGGGGCAAAAGTCTCAAGGGCCACAAGCATCTCGGCGTCCAGACGGGTGGCGGTGTTTCCGGCGTGCCGCAATGAGGGTAAAAATCGGATGGAGCTGGCACGAAGTTAGCGCCGAACAGGCAATCATGGTCGAGTTTTCGGAAGCCGACCTCCGGAACGTCAACAATATGGCGCCTGGTGCTCGGTTCTATGGCCAGTTCGATCCGGCGGATAAGCGCACCGCTGACGAGAAGATGGCATGGATGCGCGAGCCATGACCGGTATGGACGCGACCACCGGCAAGCTGCTCGACGGCGTCGCCCATATTCGCCAGTCGATCAGGGATATCCTGTCGACGCCGATCGGCACGCGCGTTGGCCGCCGTGATTACGGATCGCTCCTTCCCGAGCTGGTCGATCAGCCCATGAACGCGCTCGGCCGCATGCGCCTGATGGCCGCAACCGCACTGGCTATCCAGCGCTGGGAACCGCGCATCAAGTTGTCGGCCGTTGCGATCCAGCAAACCGGTCCCGCCGCCTTCTCTGCCGTTCTCGACGGCCAGCGCACCGACGTCGCCGGCCCGAACGCACGCGCGCGTCTCATCGTCCCGCTGCCTGGCAGCAGTCTCACCGTTCACGCCTGAAGGAGCCATCATGCACGGCATCACCATTACCGAAGTGACCGAGGGCGCACGTTCGCTCGTACTGGCCGCAACCGCGATCATTGGCCTTGTCGCGACCGCGTCCGCGCCGGCCGGCGCGGCGACGGAAGCGCTCGACGCGGCCTTCCCACTGAATCGCCCGGTCCTGGTCGTCGACCTTGAGGCCGCGATCGGCGTCGCCGGCACCACCGGCACCCTCGCATCGTCGCTCCGTGCCATCGCAGACCAGGCTAAAGCCCCGGTCGTCGTGGTCCGCGTCGTGGCTGGCGCTGACGCTGGGACAACCAGCGCGAACGTCATCGGCACCACGGTGAACGGTCTCAAGACGGGCATGCAGGCGCTCCTGTCCGCTGAATCGCAGCTTGGCATGAAGCCGAAGATCCTCGGCGCTCCGGGCCTCGATACGCAGGCGGTCACCACCGCCCTGGTCGTGATCGCGCAGAAGCTGCGCGGCTACGTCTATGCCGCGGCGATCGGAGCCGACATCACCGCGGCCATCGCCTACCGGGCGAACTTCGGCGCGCGCGAGCTGATGCTCATCCACCCCGATTTTGTCGCGTTCGATACCCGCGTCGCCGCCAACGCGACCAGCTACGCCGTCGCCCGCGCCCTTGGCCTGCGCGCACGCATCGACCAGGAACAGGGTTTCCACAAGTCGCTCTCCAACGTCACGGTGGAAGGCGTCGTCGGGCTTACCAAGGATATCCAGTTCGATATTCAGGATGCGAACAGCGACGCCGCACGCCTCAATGACAAGCAAGTCACCGCGCTCATTCGCGCAGGCGGTGGCTTCCGCTTCTGGGGTAGCCGCAGCTGCATCGAACCGACGTCCCCATTCAGCTTCGAAACTGCCACCCGCACCGCGCAGGTCCTGCTCGACACGATCGGCGCAGGCATGATGTGGGCGATCGACAAGCCGCTGCGGCCGAGCCTCGCCAAGGACATCGTGGAAACGATCAACGGCTCGATCGCCGGCATGGTGACCGCCGGCCAGCTCATCGGCGGCAAGGCATGGTTTGTCGCGGACAAGAACCCGGCATCCAGCCTCGCCCAGGGCAAGCTCGCGATCGATTACAACTTCACGCCGGTCCCGCCGCTGGAGAACCTCGCGCTCACCCAGCGCATCACCGACACGTATCTCGCTGACTTCTCCGTCGCCTGATCGCCGCAGCGAGGACACCCGCCATGATGATCCCCAAGTCCCTACTGATCGGCCCGTCTGTCCTCGGGGTCGTCATTGCTTTGCTGCTCTGGTGGTTCGGGGTGATTGCTTGGTGGGCAATCCCACTGGTCGCCGTGTTCGCACCCGTAGGCCTTATCGTCGCGATCCTGATCACGTTTTACGTGCTCTGGGTCGCCTCGGGCAGCCACTGATCTAAACCCAACTGAAGGACCGCTGCGATGGCTCTCCCCCGCAAACTCAAGAACATGAACCTATTCAACGAAGGTGAGAGCTATCTTGCCGAGGTGCAGTCGGTGACTATGCCAAAGCTGGCCCGCAAGCTGGAGGATTACCGCGGCGGTGGCATGGACGGCACCGTCAAGATCGACATGGGCGCGGAGCCTATGGAGATGGAATGGACACTGGGCGGTCCCGACCGCACCGTGATCAGCCAGTTCGCCCGGCCCGGTATCGCCGGCACGTTCCTGCGCTTCGTCGGCTCCTACCAGAACGATGCAACGGGTGGGTACGATGTGATCGAGATCACCGTGCGCGGGCGTCACGAAGAAGTCGATATGGGCGAAGCCAAGATCGGCGAAGGCGGCGAGACGAAGGTCAAAACCCAGTGCGTCTACTACCGCCTGGAATGGAATGGTCGGGTCATGATCGAGATCGACGTCTTGAACATGATCTACATCGTCGATGGCGTCGATATCCTCGCCGAACAACGCGCCGCCATCCTCTGACGCTGATGCCTCGGAACGCCAATCCCACGGAAGCCTGCACGCCACGTCAGTGGCGCAGGGAAGCCCTGGACGCCCTCTCGAAGGAAACAACTGTGCCCGATACCGACACGACCAAGACCGCCAACATCACCGTCAATCTCGACTTCCCGTTCGCGCGCGGCGACCAGACGATCGACAAGGTCCAGGTGCGTCGCCCCAAGGCCGGCGAACTGCGCGGCCTCAACATCGCCGACCTGGTGCAAATGAACGTCATGGCTACCACGACGCTGCTGCCGCGGATCACTTCGCCACGGCTCACGGCTCAGGAGGTCGCGGATCTCGACCCGGCCGACTTCACCCAGTTTGGTATGGAGGTGATGGATTTTTTGCTGCCGAAGGCGACGAAGCAGGCGGCCTCCCCCGAAGCGTAGATGACGCGATGGCCGATCTGGCCATCGTCTTTCACTGGCAGCCGGATGCAATGGCAGCAATGTCGCTGCCGGAGCTGATGGGATGGCGCGCCAAAGCGGCCGAGCGGCACAACCCGGAGGCGTGAGAATATGGATCGCGAGCTGAAGATCCGCATGATGCTCGAAGCGAGCGACAAGGTTACTCGTCCGCTTCGGGATATCGCCGCCGGGAGCCGTGCCGCCACGGGCGCGATGAAAGAGACCCGCGACCGGCTCAAGGAGCTGGAGCGGGCGCAGGGCGACATCACGTCGTTCCGAAAGCTGAAGAACGAAATCCGCGGATCCGAAACCGAAATGCAGGCCGCCCAGGCGCGCGTGGCTGCATTGGCGCGGCAGATGGGCGAGGCCGGAACTCCGACCCGTCAACTCACACGCGAGTTTGAGAAAGCGAAACGCGAAGCCGCCGGCCTGAAGACGGAGAACGAGCGGCAAAGCGTGGCCCTGCAGCAGGTCCGCGATCGGCTGCGCGCTGCCGGCGTCGGCACGGCCGACCTGGTCGGGCATGAGCGCGACCTTCGTAGCGCGATCGAGCGCACCAACCGAGAACTGACCGAGCATACCGATCGCCTGACACGCGCCGACGCCCGAACGCGCCGATTTGCCGAGGCACGCGAGCGGTTCGGAAAGGTCCAGGGCATGGCCACCGGGCTCGCTGCAGGCGGCGCTGCCGGCATCGCTACCGGCATGACGCTGGCACGACCGCTCGCCGGGTCGGTCAAGGAGGCACAAGAATACGAGTCGGTCATGACCGACATCGCCCAGAAGGCGGGGCTATCGCGCGTCCAGGCCGCGGCGATGGGTAAAGAGCTGCTGTTGGCAGCGCGCGCCGCCAACCAGATGCCCACCGACATGCAGACCGGCGTCGATACGTTGATGGGTTTCGGCAAGGGCGCAGCCGATGCCGCGGCGATGATGAAGCCGATCGGCCGGGCGGCTACCGCGTACAAGGCTGAAATCGGTGACCTGTCGGCTGCGGCCTTTGCCGCCAACGACAACCTGAAGGTACCGGTGGCGCAGACCGCGCGCGTAATCGACATCATGGCGGAGGCCGGCAAGGCGGGCGCGTTCGAGGTCAAGGACATGGCCGGTGCTTTCCCCGCGCTTACCGCTGGCTACCAGGCGTTGGGTCAAACCGGTGTCGGTGCCGTAGCGGATCTAGCTGCCGCCCTGCAGATCGCACGGAAGGGCGCAGGCGACAGCGCGACGGCTGCGAATAACGTCAGCAATATCATTCAGAAGATCACCTCGCCCGCGACGATCAAAGCGTTCGACAAGATGGGCATCAACCTGCCCAACGCCCTGAAGAAGGCCTATGCGGAGGGTAAGACGCCGCTAGAGGCCATCGCTGAACTTACACGCAAGGCGACCGGCGGTGACCTCGGTAAGATCGGCTTCCTTTTCGAAGACTCCCAGGTCCAGCAAGGCCTGCGCCCGCTAATTCAGAACATGGAGGAATATCGCAAGATCCGCGCTCAGGCTGCGGGTGCCAGCGGTACAACAGACCGTGATTTCGCGGAACGAATGAGGGACTCGGCCGAGCAAACCAAACGGCTTAAAATCCAGGGCACCGCCCTCGCCATTAGCATGGGCACAATCCTGCTGCCGACCGTCAATACCATCGTGCAGAAGGCCGGCGTATTCGCTGATCGCCTTGCCAACCTGACACAGCGCCACCCAATGCTTACCAAGGTGGTGCTTATGGCTGCCGCGGTGCTGACTGGCCTATTCTTTGTCCTCGGCGCTGGCGCGATCGTCCTGGCAGCGTTCATGGGGCCGATCGCCATCATCAACGCTGGCCTGGTCGCAATGGGAGTAGCAGGGGGTGTCGCCTCGGTCGGGCTGCTGCCGATCATTGGAACGGTGCTTGCTGTCGTCGCCGCCATCGCGCTGATCGCGGGCGCGGTGTACCTCATCTACACGAATTGGGCCGGCATAACCGGCTGGTTCGGTGGCTTGTGGCAGGGACTGAAGAACATTGTCAGCGGCGCGCTTGCGTGGTTTGGAGCGCTGCCGTCGCGGTTTGCCGAGTTCGGTCGCAATATGATCATGGGGTTGGTTCGAGGCATCACGGGGGCGCTAGGCACGCTCAAGAGTACCGTCGTCGGTGCGGCGAGCGCCGCTGCCAACTGGTTCAAATCGAAGCTGGGTATTAGGTCGCCATCACGCGTGTTCGCGGGCTTTGGCGGTTTCATGATGCAAGGGCTGGCTAACGGCATCGATCGCGATGCCAGCCGTCCGGTGCAGCGAATCAACGCGCTATCCCGTGCAGTCACCGCCGCGATGGCGGTCACCTCCGTTTCGCCGGCATTGGCAATGCCAACAGCCACCGCCGCGTCGTTCGCCACCAAGGCGCGTAGCGTAAAGATCATCGACACCCGCGCGCAGCCGTCCACGGCGCGAGGCGCGCCGGGATCGAGGTCACAGAGTAGTGGCGAGCAGGGCGGTTCCTTTGCAGCGCCTGTATATCACGTCACCGTCAACGCCGCGCCTGGCATGGACGAGCAGGCACTCGCCCGCGCCGTCGCTCGTGAACTCGATAGGCGGGAACGCGACGCGCAGGCACGGCGGCGCTCGACCTACCGGGATGACGCCGATGGAGCAGATCAATGAGCACGATGATGAGCCTCGGTATGTTCGTGTTCTCGTTGCCGACGCTCGCCTACCAGGACCTGCAGCGCGATAGCGCCTGGCGCCACGCGCGGACCGGCCGGGTGGGTGCGATTGATGCGGTGCAGTTTACTGGCCGGGAGAACGACATCATCTCGCTAAGCGGCGATGCACCTGCCGAGCTGATGGACGGTGCCGCTTCGCTCGACAGCCTGCGCCAGATGGCGAAGGACGGCGAATGCTGGAACCTGATGGACGGCAATGGCCGGGTCTATGGCGCTTTTGTCATCACGCGCATCCGCGAAGGGCAGCGTTTCTTTTTCCCCGACGGCACGCCGCGGCTGATTCAATTCGGTATCGACTTGCTTGAGGTGGAAAGCCCGCAGGCGGCAGAGGCGGTATGACGTCGGTCAACAACATCGCGGACTTTCGCGTGATGCTCGACGGCAAGGATCTTAGCGATCGATTGCGACCGCGGCTAATCTCGTTGCGTCTTTCGGAAAAGCGAGGCGGCGACGCGGACCAGCTCGAGATCGCGATCACAGATCACGACGGGCGGATGGCGCTTCCCGCGGCCGGCGCAACCTTGACGATCCAGCTCGGGTGGAAGGCCGGCAGCGATGTGACGGTCGGCCTGGTCGACAAGGGGCAGTTCGTCGTCGACGCGATCGAGCATAGCGGACCGCCCGACGTGATCGTGATTCGCGCGCGATCGGCCGACATGACCAGCGCGATCCGGACCAGGCGGGAGCAGAGCTGGCACAAGACCACGCTCGGCACGATCATCAATCAGGTAGCCGCCCGCAATAAGCTTTCCGTCCGCTGCGCACCCTCGCTGGCGTCACACCAGGTAGACGCGCTTACGCAGGGTCGGGAGAGCGATATGGCGTTGCTGCGCCGCCTCGGCCGCGAGCATGACGCGACGGCGACCATTAAGGCGGGAACGCTCATCTTCGCGCCGATCGGCGCGGCCACGACCGCGTCCGGCGCTAAAGTGCCCGGTTTGACGATCAGACGCGGGGACGGTGACCGGCATACCTTCCGCATCGAGAAGCGCGAAGAGGTTGGGGAGGTCGAGGCGCACTGGCACGATCAAAAAGGCGCGAAGAAGAAAAGCGTAAAGGCAGGATCTGGCCCCGGTCCTACCCGGCGCTTGGCTAGGACATACGCGTCTGAGGCGGCCGCGCGCAAAGCTGCAGCGGCCGAAAGTAGCCGCTCCGCTCGCGCGCCACGCAAACTGGACCTTGGCCTCGCGCTTGGTCGACTTGAGATTTACCCGGACCGACCTGTGACTGCATCCGGTTTCAAAGCTGAGATCGACGCCGTCCAATGGTTGGTGTCAGACGTTACCCATGAGTTATCGCCGGATAGGGGCTTTTCGTCCTCGGTAACTTTAGAAAGCGTTCCCTGATCCGTCAGATGCGCCTGACAATATGAGATACGCGGCCAACAATATTTATCTCGTCGGGGTGTGCGTGATCCGCTGGCACCCGATCGTTATCGGATAAGATAGTAACGTCTTCGCCCCGAAGACGTAGACGCTTCATCATCGCAACATCGCCAATCGTGAATGCCCAGATCGCATCTTGGTCGCGTACCGACCGATCAGAACGGTCGATCAATACTAAATCGTTGTCCTCGATCGTGGGGGACATCGAGTTGCCGCGGCCGCGCGCCCAGGCCAAATCCTGCGGTGCCGTGCTAGTAAGTGACGCCAGCCAAGCCCGAGGAAAGTGTAAGACCTCGACGTCCACATGATCACCGGCAAATGTCATGCCCATCCCGTAGGCCATATCGACGGACGCCACGCTGACGAGGTCGAGGCTCTCTGCCGCAAGGTCCGCCGCTGTTGCATTCCCGGCAAGCATTTGGTGGAAAAGCATCAACTGGTCCGGCGTCGCCTTGCCGAATAAGTCTTCAGCAAGCCTGCGTTGGGTGGATAGGGCCTCGGCACCCTCTCCAGTAAGAGCCTCATCTGCCAGCCTTACCCATCTCGGTATGCTCTTCGTTTGCCCGTTCTCGAAATTTGATATGGCCTGCTGAGAAAGCGTGAGGCGCTCTCCGCGCAGCTCGGCACGGTCCATCACCCGGCGCGCCATTTCAGCTGCCGACCAACCCCTGTCGATCCGGGCTTCCTTGAGCCACGCCGCCTTTACCAGAACCTCATCCACGGACGACGGCTACAAAACTTTTGCCGCACAAGCGTCTACAAAGTGCTTGTGGTTACGGGTTATCACGGGTAATGCACTGGTATGGACTACAAGCAGCGAACAGCAGCCGTCGAGGCATTCCGCAACGCGGTAGGCCGTGCCAAAACCCAAACCGCCTTCGCGCGGGAGGTCGGCCTCCTGCAGCAGACCGTTTCCAACCTCCTGCGCCGGGGTGATCTGCTTCCTGCGGAAGCCGTACTTGCGGCCGAGCGAGCTTACGGGGTTTCGTGTCATCTTCTCCGGCCCGACATTTATCCTCCTGCCGCCCCCCTGGCTTACGTTCCTGCTGAAGATCTGACGTTAGCACCTGATGCCTTGGCCGCCGATTTCGATCGCGCTGCCAAAATGAAGCGCGGTGGCGAGGCATGACGTCTCTTCGCGCCCATGACACGTTCGCGCACGCAATGAAGCTCGTTGGCGATCTCCTGACCTGGGAGGTCTGCGGAAAGATGGCGGGCAAGACG